CAGTTTGCATTTGGCATTCTATGATAACCTTTAGGAACTTTTTTAGTTTTAGTTTTTTTAGCCATATTAATTACTTAATTTTCCACCAGACCATTTAGCCTCTGGTAATCCATTAATATAGTTTTTTCCATCAAATGTCAAAACTTGCTTTCTATTTGAGTCTTGATTGAAACTACAATGAACCCAACCTGAATTAGCACCCTCATCTTCTTTCCAATACTCTAAAATTAATTGGTCAAAGTCTGTATTGTTTTGAATCCATAAAGCTAGTTCTAAATTACTTACACCAGCTATTTCAAAATCAACAGCTTGTCCTTTTGTATGTTGTGAGGTTTTAGAAGAATTAATTGCTACACATAATTCCTCACTACGATAGCCACTTGTAACTATAATTGGTTTGTCAAATTTTGCTCGTACTGGTTCTAATACTCCATAACATAAATCAGTAAGGTTTTTAATTTCTCCACTACCAGCTTTGTTTTTTATATTAAGCCTAATTGCAGTAGATGACTTTTCAAATTCTTCTAACTTAAAGTGTTTGGAAAGTTGCATAATCAACTCCTTGTAAAATTATTAAATTTTAGGGTTTAGTAGGGAATACTGTATTTGTGCATTTAGCTACTGTATCTTTACCATTAGGTAAATCTCTTAAAGCCTGTCTATAAGTTGTCATATCAGCAGTTAAAGTGTTGTCAGATAAAGCTAAATAATCTGTTGCAGCTAATAATCTATTTCTTTTATTTCTTAATTCAGCTAAAGCCCTAGCTGGTGCATCTGCTAAAGCAGTTGCTTCTTCATTATCTCTAGCAGTTTCTTCTGCTACAGTAAAAGGTACTATGTTGCCATTTATATTGTGATGTCTAGCCATAATGTTTTATACTCCATTGTTAATTGTTAAGCAATGCCTATCAGCATTGAATTTTAAGCAATGCCTATCAGCATTAAATGTTAAGCAATACCATATAGGCAAATATCTCCAGCATCTATGTTTCCAGATGCCATTTGAAATCTTATTGCATCTATTGCACTTGTAGTATTACCATATCCTGCTACAAAAAAATTTTGTGAATACCCACTTGCTTGAGTATTATTTGTGTTTACTATAAAATGTTTAACAAAAGTTGTTGAAGATGGATTATAAAAATTTAATGTACCACTCATGTTTTCATCATTATCATTTCCTATACCATAATTTATTATTTGAAATGCTGTTGATTGTGCTAAATCATAACTTGCATTGTATTCTATTCCAGCATAAGCATCAGATTCTAAATGGTATGCTTGAAAAGAAGTTGTTGTTTTAACAACATTATAATTGCTACCACCATCTATACTTACATTAAATTCAAAACTTGCATTATTATTTGCTGGGTGCATATTATTAAAAGTAAAATAATACTCTTTATAAGTATCATCTAACACCACTCCATCAGTGCCATCTACAAATGATAAAGTAGCAGAACTAGAAGCTGTTAGCTTTTTAATAAATACCATACTACCACCTAAACCAGCAGAAATAGCACCATTATCAAATATTGTTGTAGCTGCACTAATTAAAGCCATGAACAATCTCCATTGTAAATTTCTTTTAATTTATTAAAAGCCATCTATCCCCCAATCCCATATAATTTTATTACTCCACTATCTATATTGCCACTATCAAACTTAAATTGAAATCTTGTTAATGCTGTTGTTGTGTTAAAATATCCAGCTTTAAAATCTTCCCAAGAATATTTATCACCACCAATTTCTGTATACATATGATTAAAGGTGCTTATAAAATGCTTAACAAAAACAGAACTACTTGGTTGATAAATTGTTATATTACCAGAAGTGGCACTATCATTATCGTTACTATTATGCGTTGTAAGGTTTAAGAAAGATGTTGATTGAGCATCATCATGGCTATCATTGTAACCTAATGCAGCACCACCATCATTTTCTTTATGATATGATTGAAAGTATGATGTAGTTGCAGTTATATTATAATTTGTATTTGTGCCTGTGTCTGCTTGAAATTGAAAAATTGCTCTATTAGTTGCTGGGTGTATATCATAAAACTTAAATACATATTCATCATAGGTGTCATCAAGAACTACATCAGATGTACCATCTACAAATGATAAGGTTGCTGAACTTGAAGCAGTTAAGGTTTTAATTAAAGTCATCTTACCAGTTGGTATTGATGCATCTAAAATACCATTATCTATTAAAGTTGTTCCGTTTGATATTACTGCCATGAATAAACTCCTAGTGTATGAATTTCTTTATATGAATGTAATGAGTGTAAAGCCATTATGAATCCTTTATTCCGTAGAGTTTAATTTTACCAGAATCCATTGTTCCAGCTGACATTGTAAATTGTACGCCATCAATAGCAGCTGTTGTATTACAATATCCAGCAACAAAAAAATCTAGTTCTCCATCATCATTAAAAGATTGAACTCCTCTATATATAAAATGTTTTACAAAAGTTGTAGAACTTGGATTAAATAAATGTAAAGTTCCAACTGCACATTGATCATTATCGTTTCCTAAACTTCCTGTTAACCATTGAATACTTGTAGCTTGTGCTAAATCATAACCTGTTAAATAATCTAAACTAGCTGCACCATCTGATTCTGTATGGTATGCTCTAAAGGATGTTGAAGTTTTAACTGCATCATAATCTGAACCACCATCTCTAAAGTTTACTGAAAAAACATCTGCAGTTCCTGATGGATGAATATTAATAAACTTAAAAACATAAATAGGATAAGTTGAATCCAAAACAACACCATCTGTACCATGAACAAAACTTAACGTACTAGAACTACTAGCAGTTAAAGTTTTAATATGAACCATTGAACCTAGACTAACAGAAAATGCACCAGCATCTGCAATGGTTGTTGCATTAGAGATTATTGCCATGCTTAAATCTCCTCTAGTTTAAACTTGTATTTCTTTCCTGATTTATTATTAAGAATGAATAGATCATCATTACCTTCTTGAATAGTCCAATTTCCAGTTGTGCCATCAACAGAGTTACCTGTCGATTTACTTTCATTAGATAGATGTAAATCTCCAGTATAAATGTTTCTCCATTGTTTAACTGCACTTCCTAAATCATAAGTATCATCTGCAGTAGGTAAAGCATGTTCTCCAATAGCACCAAAATCTGCTGATGAACCAGCACCCCAAGAAATATCAGTACCATCTGTTGTTAAAAATTGACCAACAGTACCAGTTGTTAAAATTGATGTAACAGCACTAGCATTTCCATAAAGAATACTTCCTCTACTTAATGCGTCTAATTTATTTAATTCTGTTGCAGTAGAAGTTACTACTACATCTTCATTTATTTTAGGTGAAGTTAAAGTTTTGTTTGTAAGCGTTTCTACTCCAGCAAGTGAAACTTCTGATGCACTATCTGCCCAATCTATTGTGTTAGCTGTAAAATTAATAGTTCCTAAAAGAATATCATCAGCACCATCATACATTTTTAAAAGTTGTGCAGTTGCGTCACCCGATGTATCTAGCCAAACTGTTCCAGCTACTGCTGAACTAGGTCTTGATGTACCTGAATTAGATGTATTAATAGCCTCTAAAGTGTCATTAAGATCACTACGAAAAGAGGGAAAAGATTGGTTCTGAATTAAATAATCGCCTTGTGCCATAATTGTTTTATACTCCTTTTAAAAGCCTTTTGCAATATAATCAAATGTTCTTGATATTGCTGTTCCACCTGAATTTTTAAATGTTAAATCAAATGAATCTATTGCTTTATTTTCTACTACAAAGAAATCTCCCGTAGCTAAATCTTCGCCTGTAATTCCTACAGCATAATTAACAGATTTAAATGGGTTTGTAAATGTTACTGTGTAAGTTCCAGCACCAGAAGTTATATCATTTCCACTAAATATTCTATCAGGCATATCTATTGTAACTGTTACCTCATTAACAACAGGAGTAGATGATAAATCTCTTGAAGTTAAAAACACTCTAAACTTGTAGTATCTGGCAGTATAGTTACCAATTACAAAATTTTGGAAAGCTGTATAAGTTACATCATCATCAGAAGTTGCAATTTCTAAATGAGCATCACAGTTTGCTGGTGTATCTCCGTCAAAGTTTGAGGGTGCAACATCAAATAATCCTGATCTATTATCAAATAAATCATCTGGGTTATCTGAAGTTTGAGATAATGTTGCTGTAATTCTTGCTGTGTGTTTAGCACCAATATCAATAACATCTGCAAATTCATAATACCTCTTGGTATATCAATATTTCCTATTGGTAAGCCTTTTCCATATCTTGTATTAGTTAAATAATCTAATAAACACCATGATGGGTTATTTGAATAAGTAGCAGTTTGTGCAACAGAACTTGAATTATAAGCTACTACTTTTTTACCTTGTACTATTGATTGAACTTTAGGAACTCCAGTAAATGCGTCTTGATTCCATTTAAACTTTAAAGCTAAATAAGAAAGCCCTGATAGTTTATGATTACTTCCCCAATTATCTAATCCTGATAATAAACTTGATGCTGCTTGTCCATCAGTTCCATAATGTGGTTCAACTGTAATTAAACTTGTAGAATCTTTATAAAAATTAGAATCAGAAGTATTAACTGTAACTTGTGTATTATCTGTTAGATCGCCTGACCATGTAACTGTTTTTTCATCTATATTAATTGAAGTTATATCGTTTATCTCTCCCTCTGATAAAATTATAGCCATGTATAAAAATTCATTATCTGTACCAGAAGTTTCTAAAAATACTCTAGTTCCACCAATCATTCTTTCTCCATAAATTACAGGAATGTTTGCGTCATTAGATTGTTTATTTAATAAGATTCCTTTTTCGTAATTATCAAAGTCATTAGTACCAAAGTCTGGTTGTTCAGGAACTTTAGGTCGCATTAACCAAGCTATTCCAATACTTACAACTAATGCAGTAACAGGATTCATGTTAAAAACTGATTTAACTGCCCAACTAACTACGCTACTAAAGAAACCCACTATGATCTACCCCATTTAATATCTTGTACTGTTTCAGAACTAAAATCCATTCCTACATCTGCACTAAAGAATCTTTGTTGTGAAGTGTTGTTTGTTTTTCTACCATTCTTTTTATCAAAGTCTGCCCAATGAGATACTACTGATATATTAACTGTGCTAGTTGTTTCAGATTCATTAATAGAAAAACTTTCTATGTTGCCTGAATATAAAAGAAATGGGTCTGCAATAATAGAATTATCATCAGCTAATAAACCTCTGTAAATAGTTACAGCATCATTAACTACATTCTCTGATAAACAAACTGAAATAAATGTTTGGTCTGCACCTGATAAAGATATTGTTAAACTTGATTTAGTTACATCTGCTTGTTCTGTAAAATTAGAAAAACCTAATATAAAATCACTTGCTGAATAAGTAATTGCACCACCTGATATTGATGATGTTAATGGAAATGAACAATCTGTAATATTAATAGGAGTACCAAAACCGATTGTAATAAGATGGAATGGTCTAATATCATTAGTCGCTAATTCGTTCTTTAATGCTGTTGTCAGGCTTCTCGTCATATTCCTCGAATGTTCTTCTAGTTACTTTAATTTTATCATTAACAATATAATTAGCATTTTTAGATGGTTCACTATATTTACCTTTATTTAAAGATTGAGAATTAAAATCATCAGCTTCAATTATTTCTTCTGCCAAGAAATCAACACTAATCCAATACTTGACTTTATATTTCATCTATAAAGCTTTCTTCAACATCAAATTACAGCACTAGCATTTCCATAAAGAATACTTCCTCTACTTAATGCGTCTAATTTATTTAATTCTGTTGCAGTAGAAGTTACTACTACATCTTCATTTATTTTAGGTGAAGTTAAAGTTTTGTTTGTAAGCGTTTCTACTCCAGCAAGTGAAACTTCTGATGCACTATCTGCCCAATCTATTGTGTTAGCTGTAAAGTTAATAGTACCTAAAAGAATATCAGCAGCACCATCATACATTTTTAAAAGTTGTGCAGTTGCTGCACCTGAAGTGTCTAGCCAGATTGTTCCAGCGACAGCACTGCTAGGTCTTGAAGAACCTGAATTAGTTGAATTAATAGCAGATAAAACATTATTTATATCTGTTCTAACTGTAGGGAATGATGCGTTTGCTATGTTATAATCGTGTTGAGCCATAATGTTTTCTTATATCCCTTTTAGTATCCTTTTGCAATATAATCAAATGTTTTAGATACTGCTGTTCCACCTGAATTTTTGAATGTTACATTAAAACCATTGATTGTTTTTGACTCTACAATAAAAAAATCTCCAGTTGCCATATCTTCTGCTGTAATTCCAACTGCATAATTAACAGTTTTATAAGGGTTTGTAAATGATACAGTTTTAGTTGCTGCACCTGATGTTATATCATTTCCACTAAATATTCTATCTTCCATATCTATTGAAATTGATATTTCTTCTACCACAGGAGTTGAAGCTAAATCACTTGAAGTTAAAACAACTCTAAATTTAAAGTATCTAGCAGTATAATTACCAATTACAAAGTTTTGAAAAGCTGTGTAAGTAGAGTTATCATCACTTGTTGCAATCTCAATATGTGCATTAGAGTTAGCTGGTGTATCTCCATCAAAACTAGAATTTTGAGAATCAAATAAACCTAATCTATTATCAAATAAATCATCTGGGTCATCAGAAGTTTGTTTCAAACTAGCTGTAAGTCTGCAAGTATGTGAAGCACCTATATCAACTATATCTGCAAATAAATAATTACCACTTGCATAGAAATCTGCGTTAGCTACACCAGAGTCAAAAAATCTAGTTGTTTCTGTATCAAAATTTCCACTAGCTGAATCAAATAATTCAGATGAATCTAATCTTAAAGTACCATCTACTATTGCAGTATTAGTTAATGTTCCTAAAAAATCAGGGTGTTCTGATTGAGTAGCTACTGCGTTAAAATTTAAAACACTTACAACATTAGAAATAATAGCTGTTTCGTTAGAACTAAAGTTTCCTAGTTTATCAACTGCTTTTATTAAGTAAGTTCCTACTCTTGCTGGTACGTTAATTGAAGTTGCTGGTCTTGATACTTTTTCAACTAAAGATACCGAGTTTGCCCAATCTCCATTTCCATTTGTTAAAGAAGAATATCTAATTTGATAATAAGCTAAATCTAAATCTGGTACTTGTCTCCATGATAAGTGTGCTTCTTGTCCTAAAATATTACAAGAAAAATCTTCAACATCACTAGGTGGTTCAATAGCACCAATTATAGTTCTTGTTGTCGTTACATAAGTTGAACTAACTCCTAAAGTATTTACAGCTTTAACCCTTACGTTATAAATTCTTTGATCTATTACATTTAAGACTCTATGTTTTAATCCTGAACCTTGTGCATAAATAATATAATCTGATTCTGTACTTAATTTGTATTCCACTTGATAGTAGTCCACAAAACTATCTGTACTAGCACCCACAGTTACATTTAAAGCTACAATTACAGTTCCATCATTATATTCAATTAATTCATCATCTAATGTAACACTTGCTGGTGGTTGGATAGTAAATGGGTTAGGTAAATTTGTACTAGGTGTTGCTGCTACTTGTGTTTTTGTAGCCCATGTATAATGAGAATCTTGATGTTCCATTAAGTCTAAACCTAATGTAAAATCTTCATTAAAATTAATTCCTAATACTCTAAATTGTTTATTGCTAAATCCTAAACTAGAATGTGTTACTCCTAATATATCTCCTATTGCTATATCATAAGCACTAAAGCTAACATTGATTGTTAAGCCTAATGCTTCTCTTGATCTTCTTAATATAACTTCTGCTAGTTCTAATGCTTGATATGGACTTGTAATTGTTTTCATATCAATCTTCCTCTATAAAATTCACATCACAGTTTCATAGCTGCTGTTTATCTTCTGCTGA